TGCATTCTTCGTTCACCACTATTGGTACGTAAAAGATTAATAATGTTACTTTTGATCTGTGTCATTGTATCATATGACTGATCAAAATATCCATTATTTCCTCTAGTTAAAGGTAATACTAGTCCAACAGGTTTCATAATTAATCAATTGTACTAAAGTCATTTGGTACGCCGCCCTCAATACTTAGTCCGCCAATGCTGCCTCCACCAAACGGTCCTTGTTTTTTCTTTACATCGACTGCTTTCATCAATTTACGATAATCTTTAAATACGCCAAGTTCAGCTTGCGCTTTAGTTGTCTCATTTAAAACTGGAGATACGGGTGCCTGAATATTCAATGGTTGTGTACCTTGTTTAAAGTTTATTTGTTGCATTTGACTACCAAATGAAACGTCTTGTGGAACACCATCTTCTGTTTCATTCAACACTTGGTTTAATAATGGATTGTTAGTAAATTTCTTTGGTTGTTTTGGTTTCGGTGCCGCTGGAATTGGACTTCCCGCCATCTCATTTTTTAAGCTTTCAAAAAAATCTTCGTTATTGGTTTCAATCAATTTTGGTTTGACAGACTTACCAGATAATGCTTCAGCAACAATCTGAGGCACCAACACAGGTAATGATTTTTTAATTTCTTCTTGCACAATTGCTCGTACTAATTGTTTGAATTGTTCTGCTTTCATAAGATTATATAATAACTATCGTGAATACAATGGTTTTATTTATTTAATTTTCTACTATTTTTACCGAAAAATCCTCCCGGCACACCATTTCCATTACGTGTATTAATAGAAACTGGCTCGACTTTACTATCTGTATTTACTGGCTTTACTCCATTTGCACCCGGTGCATATCCACCACCAGTAACAAATACTCTTCTACTTAACAATGGTTCCAACCGAGATTGCAATGCCTCCAATTGGACAATTTGAACTGGTTTTTGTGTTTGATTTGGTTCAGCACCTCCAGCATCTGGATGGCTATGATTATACCAATGAGTATGCGCTTTTAACCATTCACACAAATCGTACAACCAATCAAGTGTTGTTTGTCCCAATAATACAGGTTCATTGGTTTGATCATACTGCCCTAAATAAATCGCAGGACTATTGATGACAGTTTTTTTGTTGGTAGTAATAACAATTTGATCATGTGCATCTAATGTGTATTCGCTATCTGTAACAATACCATATCGTTTTTTACTGTAATGAAAAGTTTCTTCAAATCTACTACTAAAAATTAGTCGATCTGTTTGTATAACAATTTGATCCCCTGTGTATTTTGGTTTTGTAAATTCGGTGGCATCCTTTGGAGAAAACAATGGCTGTTCTTCATTTATTTCTTTACAAAATATTGTTTTATACACTGTGGTTTTCCATCCACTTTCTGTTAATCCCGACGTAATATGTATACTACTACCATCGTTATTAATGTCTTCTTCTATAATACCACCGGCATTTTTTTCCAAATTTGTTATTTTTGGAATAGGATTTAACAACGGATGTAGTGGTCTATCTCGTTTTTCATCACCAAGTGGGCGTTGACGATTTCTAATCAATATCATTGGATTGCCCGTATTTTTATAATCTGGATATCTTGGATCGCCTATATCATTTTTTCGTAAAGCATCATATGATGAAAAACGAATAGATTGCCCATGACGACTTTCAATCGTAAGATCACCTTCAAATTTACGCACGGCACGTATTTTATTATTTGCATTAAAATAAGCACCCATTCTTCCACTATTATTTGCGTTTTTTACAGAAATCGGCCCTGTATATGATATTGGTCCCTCAATTGGAATGCTTTTGTTAATATTTTGAAAATCATCTTGTCGATTGCCAGAAGTATTACCTTCTGTTTTTTCAACATTAAAATTAACATTATTATTAACAAATCCATTAATATTCAACTTACGAAAATAATACCACTCATTTCTATATTTTGCTACCGTTACAATTTCATTTAACAATGGATACTCAATCAACCCAGTCGAATGTGCTGGTTTTGCCCAAGATAATGATTCTTTAGGTAAATTGATTTGTGAATGTAGTAATCTAAAACAAACACGACCAATATAGCTATAATTTTTATCTTTTGGATTAGCCGGTTCGTCTTTATAATTATCGGGCCATTGATTTACAATAAGATTTTTAATTTCTGGATGTGTTTCATCATAAATTACATCAAGTACAACAGCTTCTTCGAATTCATAAAATTCTGAAAGTTGTGCAAACGAATCGTTTGTGCGAAATCCAGCCTCATGAATTCTAGAACTATTACCAATATCACGTTTTATGTTCCAATATGACATATTATTTGTCCTTATTTGGTAAAGGTTTAGTAACTTCCTTTGCAATTGTATTCGCTTCCTCCATCAATTGTTTGCGTTCTTCTTCACTTAATCCGAACGCACCCTCACCTTCTTTTCCAGCACTATTAGAAGCCAATCTTTGAACAATTGCAGCCAATTTTACCAACTGTTCGTCATTTTTAACAGTGACATCAAGATACTCTTTTATCAATGGAATAATAATAATAGCATCATTTGGCGTTTTGACCATGATACGAAGATCATCAATTAGTTTCTGAATAGTATCATTACGATCTTCGCTGTTCACCACAATATCCTTCAACAAAGAAGAAAATTTCTTTCCTTTATAAATTTCAAATTCAAAGTCCATAATTAATAAATATTACATTTTATAAGTATTAGTTTGTAAAATACCATTATTTATGTAAGATTTGGTAATATTGGTTTGATACTGCTTCATCTTATTAATTACTTTGGTAATTTGTTGGGTTTTACATGAGCTAATTTCTCTAATGTAAAGATATAACGCTTTCTTATTAAAAGCATCAATTCGATCACTGTTTCGAAACAATTCAATAACAGCATTCGCAATATTTAAATCTTTTTGTTTGGTAAAAATTTTACCAACATGCTTTTCCCAATAATCAATCATCATTTTCATAAATTCTGACATTTCAGTGTTCTTATAATATGAATCTTCAACTTGTAGACATACTGTGGTTTCGCTTGGTGTGTCGCTAATGTCTACATTTTGTTTGAAACGTTTATAATTATTATTATTATGAAAAATTAAATAGTGCTTCGCAACAATACTAAAATAACCAAATGCCTTGCCTTTGTCTTGTTGATACTTGTTTAAGTTGGCAACCAAGTGTGCAACCGTTTCTTTCTGAATTTCTAATGGAGATGTTTCAAAATAAGTAAACTTAAATGTATTAAATATATTTTCTACCAATTTTTCAAAACTATATTTAATACGCTCGTTGTAAATAGTATTTCGTTTATCAATATCCTCTTCTTGATTGTATTCAATAACTGCGTTTTCTGTATCTTGTGTAAAATACATGATCGGCGGCTTTTTTGCTTTCTTTTCTTTTACTTGCAATTCTTCTGCCTCTAAAATGATTTCAGGAACCTCAATTTTAATATTGGGTTCTTTGTTAATTTTCATTTTAGACTTATTTGTCTTTTTTATTGTTTTTCTAGGCGCTGTCTTGATTTTAGAAACTTTGCCTATTTTTTTGACTTTATTTTTTGGTGCTAGTTTTGACTTTTTTTTATTATTACGCTTCTTTATGGTTTTTATCATAATTGAGATTTTAATTTTTCTATCAGCTTAACAATGTTTGAAAAAACAAAGCCAACATCATCGTCTTTTTCAAACATCTGCTTGTCATCAATCAATTTTAACTTATTGTAAGTAATATTGATTGCATTTTCAATATCAGAAATCCATTGTTCATACTGTTCATTTTTATCAATGCTACGATTCAACATGGCACCAAAATAAACGTTTACTCCAATAGATGTTAGTAATAATACACCTAATATAACAATTGTCAATATCATATATTTATTTTATTTTACTCTTCTTCGTCATCATCTTCCGATGATTGTTCACAAAAATCAGAGAGATAATCAATAGCTTCTTCTACCATTGACCAATCTTCTAATTTATATGCCTGTTTTAGTAATTTTTTTACTTCTTGAATATCAGATTCTTCCATATATAGTTTATTCAACTGTTATCTATATATAACCAATTTTCTGAAAAGCAATAAAATATTTAAAAACTGAAAGGATATGGCTTTGAACTTGGTTGGGGAGGTGCAACGACCGGTGTAGGTGTAACCGTCAGTTCTTCTGATTTAATAGTACTAGATTCCGGTATAATATTTGATGCATCAGATTCTGTCTTCGGCACAGTACTATCAGGTACTACCTCATCGGGTTTATTTGGATCAACAATTAATTTTTCTTTAGATTTACTATCGGTAGACTCATTTGAAATTGCAGTATTATAAGCCAATAACAAGCATACTGCCAATGGATCAAATACAGAAATTAATGCTACAATAAACCACTTTACTACTTTATTTATATTGACGCCCAATTCATCCGCAACGAATTTAAAAGTTTGCACATCTTTTTTAGATCCACTTTCTAATTTTAGATTTGTGATTTGTTGGTCTAATTGCTGCAATTCATCAGTTGATTTTTGAATTTTTCCAGTTTCGGTTTCCAAATCTCGGTCACTCTGTTCGATAAGTTCTTGTGTTTGTTGTTGAACTTGTCTTAATTGAATAGGATTTCTCGCAATTAAAGTGTTTGTCATACTTTGTGACAAACGCAATTCTTGACTATTACGTAGCTGAGTAACATTTAAAATTCTATTTTTTGAAGTGGAAATTTTTTCTCTAATTAATATTTTTTGTTCTTCAATTAATTGAATTTTTTGTTCAATTAACTGAGTTTCAAGACTGGATTGTTGATATGCACTACTAAGATATCCAAAAATTCCTAACGAAGTAATAATCATCAATACAATAACAGATGTTGTTAAATATAATTTTAAAAATGTTTTTGTTTTATTCCAATAGCGATATAAAAAACTAGTCGCGACCAATTTACCAAGTTCCAAAGAACTTGCCATAATCATCGCAGCAATTGCAGATCCACTAAACAACATTCCAATACCAACAATACTAAAAAATGCCGCACATGATGCGATAAATAAAGAACTGAATCCTAATAAACGCTCAAAATTGATAAATTTCATAAATAATATATATTAAAAATACAAAATTTATTATTAAATTTATTCTATAGGATTTGGAGGTAACTGATTATCTAATGTATACTCGCTAATGTATTTATCGGCAAATCGAAGACCTGCATATGCTTCATAATCTGCTACTGTTCTTATATTACCAAATACATTTGTAATTTTATCAGATGTATTCTCCATTCCAAATAAAATTCTATGTTTCTTGGTTGATTTAGCATCATGTTCCCACCAAGATTGATTTATATTATTTCCACTTTTGACATTATCATCCCAGTGAGTAGGACGATATGTTCTTTTGTATTGATGCCATGCAATTAATTTATGCGGATGATATAGATCATATCCATGTGTAAATCCACGAACAGCAATATTTGTTTCTTCGCCATAAAAATAGTAATCGGGATCATGTGGAACTAATTTGCAAAAGTTACCATCTGTAAATGCAAAATGAGCACTGTAAAATCGCGCAGGTATAGGTGCTGTTAATTTATCTATATTCAAAATCGGTTCGGGCACAAAAAATAATGGACCCTCATCCATAAATTTGTCTAACCGCATCTGCCATACTTCATGTAAATATTCTTCAGTCAACGCATCATAGTTTGGAAGATATGTGGTTAATAAAGGGAGATCACTTCCCATATTTTTACATTGTTGATACATTTGTAACAACAAACTATCCCATCCTTTTACGAATCTATGATGACTATCCAAATGAAGTGTATATTCTTCATTATTATATTTTTGTTGAATTAAATTACGTGCCCAACAAACTCCTTTACTATCAACATAAGGAATATCAATATATTCTATTAAATGTTTTATAGGGTCAATAGATTCTAAATCATCATGCTGCCATGCCACGACAATACGTAATTGAGTTGGATCATCAGCTTTTTCAACCAAATCCAAAACAGTAGGTATTAATTCGGGATCTCTATAACTCGCTATTTGAACAAAAATCATGGATATAACGACGACGGATACGCAACAACGGCAGATACATCGCCCGGCAAAGATTCTATTGTAACATCATAAATAACACTGTTAACAGTTACATTGACAACTGTTGCAGCAACAGTTGCATTTGAAACATATGAATTAACAACAGATATCATAGCTGTTTTTGCATCGGCAGAAAGCGATGTGCTTGCGTTAATTTGAGAATTTAAATTTGATTTTACAGTTGCTGCATTCCATGAAAAACTGTAATATGAAAAAATTCCAGAACCTGCTCCACCTCCTCCACCTCCACCGCTTGAAGCAGTTATAGCATTCCAATATGCAAAACCAATCATATATTAATACATGTTTTGCACAGCAGTTGCATATATCACTGTGTTGTTTGGTGCTGTAGATCCACTTGGTCCCAATGTAGATGTGTTCACGGCAATAAATGTGAAAAAATCTGCTCTGTTTAAAGTACCGGTTGTAATTGCTGGTTGAACACCATTTCTCCACACAATAGGACAGTCATAATATATACTACCACTATAAAGTGCTCCTTTAAACATTAAACTTGCGGTTGGAGTAGTTGCTGCTTGATTAACAACTACATTTAATTGTTGACCACGACTCATTGTTATAGATGCAGTTCCGTGGTTATTCAATTGAAGAAATCTAGTTGCTGCACTGGAAGCATCCAAGTATAGAGTTTCTTGAGCAGTTGCAATTCCATCGTAGTCTGCGCTTTTTAACGTAACTCCACCATTAACTATCAACTCATTTCCAATATAAGTTTTTCCACTGCTACTTACACAAAAAGTTGTGTCAAGGCTACTGCTGCCATAACGAACTTCAATAGCTTTTTGTATATGATATGTTTGAGGATTGCTTACACTACTACCACTGTATACGTTAATTAAGAAACGAGTGTCTGTGTTTGCCGTTCCTGAATCTACACCTACATTAAATGTACCATCACGGGATATTGACTGTGCTCCTACCAAAGGCCACATATATATTCCATTACCAGCAATACGCATTGCACGAATTGTACCATTACCATCTGGATCATTACCTTGTTTACTTATTAATTGATTTGATCCACTGTATGTTATCAAATCAAGCATGCCTCTTGCGCCTCCTGTATTTTCAGTTCCGCATGCCAATGCCCATGCGTCTGATGCACTATACATGCTTTGCATACTATATCCACAGTTGAATGTACCACGGGCATTAAAAAATGCCTGTCCGTTTTCAATTGCAATATTTTTATAACTTGAAACGTATCCTAATGATGCTGTGTAATATATACTTGAATCGCCTAACACCGTCGTACCGGTCCATATAGGTAAATAATTTACAGTTCCGTTACCGGCTATAATTCCCGCACTACCAGATAAATAACTAGCAGTTAACGCATAACTGGCACTAATAGTATTTCTAGAATAACTTGACGTAATTGCATAACTTGAGCTAATAGAATTATTTGCCCAACTTGAAGTGCCAATTAAAGATCCTGAAAAACTACCAGTAGACAATAGTGTTTGCAATTGTCCGAGTGTAGCACGATATGTTAGTAAACTACTACTTCTGTCAATTGGAAAAAAATCTTCCGTTTTTAACAGCGCCGGAAATGTATTTAATTCGCTTATTTTAATAGTTGACATAGATTATTTCCAAGTTCTAATTTTAATTTTCCATTTTGTAGGATCTAAATTGACGCGACCGCCAGTTTTTGCATGCGCATATACTCCACCGATCCAATTAGCCCATGATATACCAACTTGAGTTGAATTTGTCCAAACAGTTGTAATTGGACGTTCATCATCGGCTCCTCCTGAATCATCATGTAATTGTTCAACACTAATTTCATCATTTACCGCATATCCTTGATCAATTACTTGACATATTAAAGTCACACGCACAAGTGAAGGAGTTGCTGCAAATCCATGGTTTACCGCATAATAAATATTAACATATGAGTTTAATGTTGACGGACTTGTTGCTGAATAATAAATACTTGAGTCCAATCCGGCAAATCCACTTCCACCAATAGTTCCTGCTGCGCTCGCTGCATATGAAGATGTTGTAGAATAACTAGAACTTAATGAATAACTTGATGATATGCTTGACGATGCTCTGCTAGAAGAAACTGCAAAACTAGATGTACCTACAAATCCTACAGCATTTGTCACACTTGATGTAAATGTTGTTGCAGATACACCACCGACAACAGTCAATAAATTATTATTGGTAGTATCCCATGATAAATTATTAGTGCCAGCAAATGTTCCTGCGGGTGAGCGATATTGAATATTTCCTGTTGCTCCACCTGCGGTTGTTGTTGTAGCAGCAGAAATAACAACTACATTAGGATCAAGAGAATCATTGGCAATTGTTATATTTGAGCCTTGTCCTATTTTTTTAAATCTCAAATCTACGCCTACTTTGTCGGAAACTAATCCATAGCCGTATGAGCCAGTGTTCGATGCAGTATTTACTTCACCTGTATTTGGTGAATATGAAGCAGTCAGTGCATTTGTTGCCCAGCTACTCGTACCACTCAAAGAACCTATAAAACTACCAGTAAAACTACCTGTATATGCTCCTCCAATACTAGTAACATATTGACTCAATTCAAGTGCTGTGATTTTTTTAGTTTCTTGATTTGCAACATCTGTAATAAACAACAAATCTGTGCCGCTGGATGCTGATAATTCAGCGGCACTATAACTAGTCAAATCGGTAATCTTTTTACTGGACATATACTTTTAATATATATAAGTATATTTAATCACAAGTTTTTTATTTTTTTAATAATATATTTTACCAATCCACTACGAACAATATCTTCTTCAGTAAATTTAAATGTAAATATACCATTTTCTCTACTTTCCGCATCATCGAAAACATTTACAATTTTGGTAAACCCGCTTTTATTTCCGATATCAGTTTGTTCTGGATCACCGATAATAAAAACTTTACTAAATTCACCAGTACGTGTAATAAGTGTGATTATTTCTTTCTGAGTCATGTTTTGAGCTTCGTCTGCAATAATACATTTGGCATTCCAATTCAAACCACGTAAAAATCCAATTGGAACACTTGAAACACGACCATCTTTCTCCAACAAATCAACTTCTGATTTTGGTAATAATTCGTTTAATTTTTCCAAAAGAGGTTGCAAATATGGTGCCATCTTTTCATTGGCTTCTCCGGGTAAAAATCCAATTTTACTATCCGAACTTTCTACAGCACTTCGTAAATATAGCAAGTCACTTACTTTTTTTAAATTCATCAATTGCAACGCAGCCATTATACTTACATAAGTTTTCGACGTTCCCGCTGGTCCACTAACAAAAATCATTTTCGTATTTTTATCCATTGCAAGTTCCAAAAACGCTTTTTGTTTTTCAGTTAACTCACGCTGTGTTATATTTAATTCGTTTTTAATTTTTGACTTTTGTGGAACAAGTGGACTTGTATCCGGTTTAGATTTATTTTTTTTCATGCGAGTTTAATTTATACAAAACAGTATTTAATTTTTCTTCAATTTTTTTTACTCTTGCACATAATTCATATTTTTCAGTCGAAATATAGTAATTATATACATTTTCTAAATTCTGTTTGAAAGTTTCATGTGACAATGTGATGACAAAATCAGATCGTTTAAACTTAAATACCTCCACGATTTCTAATTTTTTATCAATGGCATATTCTATGGAAGACACTACCTGCTCTGTCATTATTGTTTTATTTTTTTCTATAAATGTATCCATCTCCGAAAAGTCCGAAGGTAACAAATATGGTTTATATGTAACAGTTAATGATTTTTTTGCCATACATCAATAAGTATCTGATAACCATTTACAAAAACAAAAAAACGTCATCAAATATTATTTTGATGACGTTCATATTTATGTATTTATGTATACTTACTTCTTCTTTTTATAAGAAGACTTCTTTTTGGAACTAACTTCTGGCTGTTTATTTGTGTTTGTTGTATCGACAACATTCTGTAGCTGACGCTCTCTGCGTTGCGCGGTGTATCTCCAACTTAGTTTTGTACGGCGGCTTGCATATTCAAATGCAAGCCCTGTTGCCAACAAATTAATTACTTCCGCTTCAGTTTCAGCGTTGGCAATTTTTTCTCTCAATCCAATTGGTGTACTCATAATTAATAGATGCGATGTTTCTTATCGTTGTATTCTTCTACTGTTATTTTTGTTCCATCCGGCCATGTGGCGATGATCTTTTTCCAATGATCAACTTCTTCAGTTGCATCACTAACATTATCATATTCGCGTTCACTAACACGAATACCACTGCGAGTTACAACAAACTTCTTGTGTGAAGCTGTTCCATTGTCTTGCTTACTTGTTTTAGTAGCCATAATATACTATCCTTTTTTTAATTCATACTATTTGTTTGGTTTTATTAAAATGATATGCGATAACCAGTCAACATACCAAAATTATTCGTCAATATTTTTTACTCTGTATTTGTCTTTCTTTGTGGGATGTAGTGCCACAGAATCATAATAAAAATATTGTGTCTGTTCAAAAGTTGCATTATAGACTTTTATTCCGCCAACAGGAAAATGTGGTTTACCTGCATCAATATATTCCATGAAATATATTTTATAAAACAATGGATATTTGGCAACAACTACACGGCTTCCAATGTCAGTGTCTTTTGTAATGCGTCTTTCAATAGGAATATGATTATAGATTTCAAATTCAATACTTGAATGCCGAAAGGTTTTTGAAACAACTTTTAAATCTGAAATAGATTCGTCTGATTCCGCTTCGTCTATCTTTTTTGATTTCGCATCCGATTTAACAGTCTGTTTAATCTCTTTTTTCGGCTTTATTGGTGTTTCTACTTTTTTAGATTCTACTTTTTTAGGAGTAGAAGGGGCGACTTTTTTTACATCATTACCCTTTAACTTTTTAGTAATAATGTCTTTAAAGTCGCCCTTTTTCTTTGGTCGAGCCATAAGTGTTACTTCAACACTAACAATTTGGTGCCCTTAATCAACTTACGATTGGTGCTAGTGCTTTGAACGAAAATATCAAATGCACTATGAGAAGCAGGATTAACTTTTACTTCCTGATTAGGTAATGCCAACATTGCTCGGGCATTTACACCACTGTATACTTTGCCGTTCATTTTGTCTTGAATGCAAACTTGCTTATAGCTTTGAATCTTCTCAGGTTTGGTTAGCTGATAATATGAAGAACCATTTACATATGCCGATTTAGTCCAGCTTTCAACAAATGGTTTGATTACGCTGTCCGATTGAATTGGAAGCAATAAATAATCGGTAGCAGGCAACTGTGTAAGATTAGTTGCAACCGCTGCGGTTGTCAACTTCGTTACATCCAAATCAAATAGATTTTTAGTGCTACGAATTCCTTTGGCGCGAGCAGCCATGAAATTATCAGTTGCTGCTTTGATAGTTTCACCTGCTTTTTCAACACCGCCAACAGTCGCATTCCATACTTGGATGTTATTTGTTGGAAATCCAAATTTCTTGGCTTCATGAACACCTGTTTGATTTGGAACCAACACGGCAACAGTCCAATTATCAGGTAGGGTTTTGAGTTTTGTAGCCAAATGTTCAGGCGTGTTTCGGCTATTGTTTTCTTCTCCGTCTGTCAGAACATAAGACAAAAACGCATGGTCGCCATACTTTTGTGGAGTCAATGCAAGATCATCCAATGCAGTTACGGTTCCATCAATTAATGATGTATTTCCACCAGTGCGATAGTAATCTTTTAATGATGGCAGACGTAGTACGTCTTTATCGTAAATTAAACAGCTAACACTGCTATTAAAAAGATAAACAGTGACGCGAGTTTCTTGATCCAATTCCTTGCTACGTAGAGCAAGGTGCTTAATCTGCGCGTCGAAAACTTTTACAACTTCGTTTGAAAGATGGCCCATTGACCCTGAAGAATCTACGACGAACACAATGTGATTAATATAATTTTGTAAATTTTTATTCATAATTTTTTATTTGTTAATTTGTTAAGTATGTGCATACCTTTTACCGCATGCACACTAATATATAGTATCTCAAAACAGATTTCAACTTATTTTATCTGTGTTGTTTTAAATATTTTTCCAGAGGTTGTGTAATGTGCCCGGTATATGTTAGTGACAATATAATTGATTGATAGTGTGTTAGTTACATAATGTTCATATTCAATGTAATCATTTGTAATAACAACCACATTACCTGTTTTTTGTATTTCGTTTAATGCAGGTTCATAATTATATCTTAACATTTTACAACCGGTGTTTAATAATATAATTGCTCCAAAAAACATTAATTTTTTCATTATACAGCTACTTGTCCTTTAATTGCCGGATGTGGATCATAATCCAACAACTTGATGTCATCATATTTGAAATCAAATAATGATTTAATTTCAGGATTTAACCACAACTTAGGAAGTTGCTTTGGTTCTCTAGTCATTTGCAATTTAATTTGATCCAAATGATTAACATAAACATGTGAATCTCCATGCGAGTGTGTAAATTTTCCCGGCACCATATTCGTGACTTGGGCAATCATAGCGATCAACAAACTATATGATGCAATATTAAATGGAACACCGAGGAAAAAATCATTTGAACGTTGATAGAGCAAACAATTCAAACGACGGGTTGGAATATTATATTTTTCCACTAACTCCAAATCAGAACTTGGACGTATTCCATAACTATTTGTTAAATCCAAGTCTTTCTTACATTGTTCGTCAGTTAATAACTTTGTTCGTTCTTCCAAAGTCAATTCTTCTGTATGAAAGTGATACATAACATGACATGGAGGTAATGCACAGTGATCTACCCAATATGGGTGCCACGCAGAGACAATAATGCGTCGATCATCTGGATTAGTTTTAAGTTTAACAATTGCCTTTTGTAATTGGTCAACATGATCTACTTCCGCTACAATTTTATGTCCATATAATGATTGGGTTTCGCTGGATTCATCATAATATGGAAATGCTCTCCACATTCCTCCATAAGTTCCTTCACCGAGTTCACCCCATTGTTTGGCAAATTCTGAGTTGGTTTTAATGCGATCAATAAATTCTTCCTGCGTCAATTTACGACAACTTCTAGCTACGGCTTCTCCATCTTTTTCACGAATTCCATTTTCTTCATTGAAGATGACATTTTCTTTATGAGCATCTGCATACTTTTTATATGCCCATTCATTCCAAATACGAACATTGTTATCAACCAGATACTTGATGTTTGTATCTCCACTAATGAACCAAAGCAATTCATGCACAATAGCTGGCCAATGAACTTTCTTGGTGGTTAATATAGGAAATGCGTTGAGGTCAACATCATATTTGGCTTGAGCACCAAAAATACCAATAGTATCGATACCGGTTCGGTTCTTTTTGAGTCGTCCGTTGGTTAGAATGTCGTTTACAACTCTAAAATATTCTGTGTCTACTTTGTTCATATTATTTGTTCCATTTAAATAAATCTAAAAATAAATCCCAACTAGTCATCTCTCTTGGATATTTGTCTTTTTTCTTTTTAATTTGCTCTAATTGTTTAATTCTAGTAGGTGAAGGAAATTGACCCGTTCCTTCACACAAACTACATTTTTTTAATTCAAAATCTATTGCTTTATACGATCCTTTACCATCACATATTCTACACAAAATATCATTGTTTGAAATTCTGTGATTTTCCCAATCCTCATAACATTTAAATGAGTATGAATATACACTTGGAGTTCCACGCTTCAGCAATGTTTCACATTTATCACAATATCGATCATATTCTGCAATTGTTCCGCTAAAATCTCCATATGACGAACATAAACTCAACAAAAAATCGAATGATTGGATATTACATCGTCTACAAGCCATATGTGAACAACGATCACAGGTCTTAAAATAATGCCCTTGATCATCAATACAAACGGGTAATTTCTTACCATCGAATGTGTGAGTATTTTTGTTCATATCATTTCTTCATTTTACTTTTGCATTGGCATTCTTTCTTACCACACCCAAGACATAAATTGTTTCTATAACGATGATGTAATTTATCTATTGCGGGTGATTCATTAAGATGAATTGGTTGTCCATTTATATGCGGACCATCAAAATGAATATCATATCCTTTAGTTCGTGGTTTCCGCTTTTTAGCCATATTACTTATTATAATTCACAACTTTGTGTAGGTCAAATTCTTTTACAACGCCTCGTTTGTTATAAATATGTACCCAACAAAGACATTAACCGGTAAAATTTATTCATACAGTTTTCTTGCGAGTCTTAATAAGTTCCATAAAGGCGGCGGGTTTCTTAAGATCAGGATTACTGTGATCCTTCTCTGTTACTTCGTCAACTTCTTTTGTATTGCCGGATTCGATTTGTGTCTCAGCCATTACAGCTTTGATTGCCATTTTTGATTTGACTCGCAAGTATTTTACTATCTTCTAAAGGATCATGAAAAGTATATTCAGTATCTACTTTGATCATATCAATCTTTTTATTCAAATTATTCCAGCAGTTGAGTGGTTATTTCTATCGGCAAGTGCTATTTTATATGTTTCTTCTAATACAGAAACATTATATAATTCTTTTACTGTGGAAATTGTTTCCCAATCTACTAAGAATGTTTTATTTTTTCCATCACGATATTTGATGGTTACTTCCAAATCGTGTGGGTCTATTTCATCGTAATTGTTCATATATCTAATATATCCTTGGCAATATCTCGTATCATAGGATCAGGATCACTATCCGCTATCGTTTCGATTTTGTCAACAACATTTTGATGTTCGATAAAAAAACTTAATCCCGCCAATGCTCCTTCTCTCACAGTTGGATCTTCATGCCGAAGAATTCTAAATAAGGTTGGAATTGCGGCGGGATCACCTTCGATACCCAAGTCTTCCGCATGATATGTAAGTATATGCGGCTCCATATTTTCAATCTCTCTGTCGTAATTCATATGCGCTGATACTACGCCAGAGAGTCTATATGGTCAATTTTTTATATCAACTATACGTATTGTTATCAATTTTTGTATATGTCACAGATTTTGGTTCTTTAGTTACTCCTTGTTCCAAAAATCCAAAACTATAACTATATTTTCCAATATGTGCCAGTTTAATTCGGGTATCACAATACAATTTGATTCCAGCACTTCGTATTCTATGACAAAATGCAAAATCTTCACCGATATATTCGTCATTTAATAACAATGGATAAAAATAAGGATATACTTCGTATTGCCCACCCCAAATTTTTACTCTTGTCATCTTTTCATTTTTCACAATTGCCTCATATACACTACGATGTGTATACATAAACCCAGTGGCAGCATATTTTATTTCATATAATCCGCCGCTTTCACCAAGCAAAACTTTTTTGTCAAGAAATTCAGTGGTTAATGCTGGCCAACCTTTGACACTATACGGAGCACTAACAAATGGAAGGCCCAATTTAATTACCTTTTCAACATCATATGGCCAAAATGCTACATCCGCATCAATCCAAAACAAATGTTCGAAACCTTCGTCTAATGCATCCTGTGCCATGGCGCATCTACCTTGATCAATCGCACTAAATCCATATTTTCTACGAACTGTGTAACCAAATGATTCCAATTTTCTTAATGCTTCATCCACGGCTGGTTCGATACTATGTGCAACAGGAACCAAAATAACGACGGAATTTGGTTTAAATGATTGTGGCAAAATAGCATTAACTTTTGCTTTTTTAGACGAGCGTAACTTCTGAAATAATCCAACGATGTAATCTATAATCATAACAATAATAAGTATTATACTGTTTTTGAATACTTCAAAACTTTATGTTCTCCTTCAAATTCTCTTATAACTTCTTGCTTATCAAATAGATGCTCAAATGGTGACATATAAGTATCAGCATCAAATTCTCCATTTACATGTGTAACATAAAATTCTCTGATATATGGAAGAAATAATTCATATGTCTTGGCACCACCGATGACAATCAATTCTCCTTTGAGTTGAACGTCAAGATTGACAATACTCATTGCATTGCGATAGGTATGCGCCGAATTATAAATAACATTATAATCATCTACGTGTTTATATGGAGTTCTCGTCAGTACAATTAAATTGCGATTTTTTAGTTTTGGTAACGTTGAAAAAGTCGTGTGTCCAACAACCAAAATTTTATTAGTTGTAAACTCTTTAAACCATCTGAAATCATCTTTTATACTTGGCCAAGGCAATTGATTTTTTTTCCCAATTGCTCTATTTTTATCCATTGCAATAATTGCTTTCATATATCTTTAATCAAATTTTTGAAACTAGTAGTTGTTAATTTTGATGCTGTTGTGTTACTACATTTGTATTGTCACGATTTTCATTGAATATTATGTATTATATCTAAAACAAAAAAACCGTCAACATATAAATAATGTTGACGGTTTTAAATAAATTGGCGGATAGAACAGGATTCGAACCTGTGGTACGCTTTTAAACGTACAGAAGTTTAGCAAACTTCCGCTTTCGGCCACTCAGCCATCTATCCATTAGCTGTAAATTAATAGTTTGTTTTGACCTTGCAGCATTGACGCTTTTGACGCCCCATTCGGTTCGTGCTGCTACCATAGCACTGTTTCAGTCGTACCACTTTTCTTGATTTTCCTTGCATTCAAGCAATTACTTTTTAATATCAAGGCAACCGGCATGATCTTCAATCCGGCATTACCGTATCGGTATATCAATTTACAACTATAAATTGGAGGAAAGAGAGGGATTCGAACCCCCGGAGGCTTTTAGACCCCTACGGTTTTCAAGACCATCGCCTTAAACCACTCAGCCATCTTTCCAATATTTTAAAAGAACAATTATACGTCTTCTTCTGGTACAATTTTATCTGCTTTCAAACTCAAATCGCCACCCGCTTCTTCTACCACAGCTTTGATTTCACTTTCAAGCTCTTTGATTTTTTCTTTGTAACCAGCGGCTACATCCTTAAAATCTTTTTTGGTGAAGATTAATTTTTCCGTCAATTCGTAAACCTTTTTTTCTGCTTCTGCTTTTGTCATATGACAATACATAGTTGTTACATTGTCAATTCATTTGATTTTTTTACAGCAATTTCATATGACGAATTTATTAATTTATACAAATCATTTGGATACATTCCATCCACACCATTTGTTTTATTAAATATATGATATTGCTCTGCTTCAAGATGATGAAGTGAGCATAACGTTATACCATTTTCTATTACATAGCCTCCATTTGGCATTTCATGTCTATCTGTAATATGATGTGCATCAAGATTTTCAGTCGATCCACAAATTTTGCACCGATTCTTATCTCGCGCAAATACATTTTTTGAGAAATTCTTGCGCCATTCCTTATGTGCTTGTTTCTTGCTCATCTTTTTTAATTTGTTTATATATTGCATCTGCTTCTTCTAAATAAAGATCTTGTTCGCATCTGGCCCATTCTTCCGCCGACATTCCATTTCCATAATATCCATGAAATTCAGCATGCATTTTCCAACCTTCTGCATATTTTTTTGCCAAATTATATGCAATATTTGTAATAACTTTATTCATATTTTACTAAATTGGTGGACGTGGAGGAAGTTGAATCCTCGTCTTTAACATTTTACCCATACCAGACTACATGTTTATTCATTTTGAATTTATTCGTGGCAATTCTAATAAATGAAAAACAAAATTGCCCTTAAGATTGCTCAATGTTCAACAATACAACACAATCCGATTATATCGTTTACTCTGATAAATGGCGTTTACATCAGTATCAGATATTCTGATATAAACGGGCTACCAGTAAATTAGGCAGCAACAGCGACTTCATCATAGTTGAAGTCATATGCAATTACATTGTCTTCTGCATTTAGGTTTTTAATGGATTTTTTTAGGAAGCCAACCATCATCTTCCACATGCCTAGCATGACTAGTATATTAAATCGAAACCAGTACACGCCCGTAAAATTATATTTCTGTATTAATAGATTGTGCTTTTTCAGCATCAAAATTTTTTAATGCCTGATAAACTTCTTTCAGACACGAATACTCACTTTGATCCATACCCGGCATCACACTAACTCTTAAGTTAGAGTAATTTTTTTCTTTACAAATTTTGTTTAATTGGTGTTTATACCAGTCATTGCTTTTTTTCATATTATTGATTCCTCTAATACTTGGCCACAACTTTCTCGTAAAACAAGTGCGGCAAACTTATCAAACGCAGTAGGAGTATTGTTGATAATTACCAACTTGCATTGTGGATTACGATCCAACAACAAATTGCATGCTGGCATAACCTGTAAACTACTGCCAATTGCAATCAATAAATCACATTCAGCAATTGCTTTTTGTGCCGTCTCAAAAACAACATCATCCAACCATTCATCAAACAATACCGTGTTTGGTCGAATAGTTCCAAATGTACAAATTGGACACTTAGGAATTCCTTTGTCATTGAATAAACCAAGATATTGAGAAATATCAAATGTATATTTACATCCATTGGTACATCTAAAAGATTTACAAGTGCCATGTAATTCTAAAACTTTCTTAGAACCAGCTTTTACATGTAATCCATCAATATTTTGAGTAACAACAGCTTTTAATTTTCCTTGCTCTTCTAATTTTGCAAGAGCAAAATGCGCTCTATTTGGTTCCTTATCAACCAATTTTAACAACCGTTCCTTGTAAAATAACGATAACAATGCTGGATCTTTTCTAAGAGTACGACGAGAAAGAATATCTTCAGGTTCCATTCCTTCAAATGGTCCGCTTGTATACAGCCCACCAACACTACGAAAATCAGGAATTCCACTTTCGGTGCTAATTCCCGCCCCCGTAAATGCAACGATATTTGTTGCATTATCAATATAACTTTTTAATGTATTCATAAAATTGGCAGGGGATGAAGGAATCGAACCTTCACTAAGAGATCCAAAGTCTCCTGCACTACCATTATGCAAATCCCCAGTTAAAATTAACCTAACACAAACCGTGCTATTATACGCTAAAAAGCAATGCGGCACATGCGCCCAAACCCTTATGAAATACTTCTTTCGGGTGTTTGTGTTGAAATTGACACTCGCCGTAGCCGATGTTCTGTTCTATTCCTACATTTATCTCAATATTTCTATTGGCAATCTGTTAAAGATTGCTGCTCCAACCTTGTCCTGATAACGTGCAGCACTACACTCGGACACTTTAGGATTACTGCTAATTTGTGGTATTAACGTGCGGTATGTCGTCGTATAACGCTTGAGCGCATCAAACGAAAGCACTCCCAATCATCTGCTGTGCAGCATCGAACTTCCTCTAAGATATAATCTCAGCGTAGGATCGCTTGTGTCAAAATTGGCTGCTCTTGATGGAATTGAACCACCATTCTCTCGTTCAAAGCGAGTAGTAATAGCCATTATACTAAAGAGCAATATTAAAATGGTGCCAGAATTTGGATTTGAACCACGACAAAAAGATTCAAAGTCTTTTGTGCTAAACCGTTACACCATCGGGCAATTAAAAAATCAGTCGTATTCCGCTTCTTCATATCCATTTTCTTTTAGATATTTTTCTATCTTTTTACATAAAGCTTTACTAAGCTTTTTTTGAAAATCTAATGATATAAATTCCGAATCATATGTTGCTTGAAATTTTTTCATGAAAACACGCGGCAACTGTTCTGGAAACTCAAACGATGAATCACTCCAATCATGATGATAAATAACATTTTTATTTTCATCAAGAACAACTAAAATTTCTCCAGCTATATTTATAGCATCGTGATCGCACGTATTATTTAAATAATAAAATTTTTTCATAAAAATTTGGTGCCAGCGATTGGATTTGAACCAATGATTCCATTGTTTGGATTGCTGTTAATACCTTTATGATCTAGATATATTTCACTGGCATTATAAATTGGAGCGCGGAATGGGACTTGAACCCACAACAATTTGCTTGGAAGGCAAATACTCTGCCATTGAGCTACCCGCGCATTTTAAATTTGGAGCGTCATGTCGGAATCGAATCGACTTGTTCAACTTGGAAGGATGATGCCTAATCCAATCGGCCAATGACGCATAAATAGGTGAGACAAAAAATCATTTGTCTGCTGGATTAGCTCCCCAGCTTATATTAGTTTTACAACTAATCATAGCTAATAGTGTTTTATTTTCACCTTTAAAGTGGCGGATGATGTCCGTACTGCCCGGACCTTCGACATTCATATAGAAGCGAATTTAGTTTTCAAGACTAACGAGGCCAGCTTATATCCCCCTATCATCCATGTCAATTAAAATCGTTACAAAAGCTCACTAGTGGAATTAATGTCATCGCCAATACAATTGTAACTAGTTCTTTAGTTTAATATACAACGTCTTATATATCGTTTCAAGAACGAAAATGGCGGAAGTTGAGGGAATTGCACCCCCACCGGTTTTACCCGGCACTGTTTAGCAAACAGTTCTGACAACCTAATATTCAGCTAACTTCCAGAAATGGTGGACACAGAGGGGATTCGAACCCCTAATATTCTCATTGCAAGTGAGATGCATTGCCAATTGATGCTACTGGCCCATTTTAAAATTGGTAGGTGTGGTAGGATTCGAACCTACAAGGACTTCTCGTTTTAAGCAAGATGTTTCTTCCAATTTCACTTTCGTCCACACACCCATTATTAAATTAACAAGATACATTTGTTTATTTTTGCTAAATAATTTTTGTTGCTGTATGTATCTTAAAATTGGTAGTCATGACCCGATTCGAACGTGCAAAGGATATGATATTTTGAGCATCACGGTTGTTCCAGTTTCCCTTATCCACATGACCATTATCCAAATTTACGTTTTTAGTACTTTGAGTACGAGTTTTGCTTTTTTTAATTTTTCTTGAGTTGCCGCAAACTCTTCGGCACCAACATTACGTTTGAAGTTTGCACTATTCAATTTTCTTTCTAGAAACTTGATATAAAGTTCTTCGTGTGCAATACGTTCTTTATTTGTTTTCATAATGTTGCGGTTTTATTTGAAGGATAACCGCAAACCTTATGCTAAGTTACTTTACTTCAATATACTTTGTTTTTGCTTCCGGCGTTTTCGGCACCGTCAACTTTAACACGCCGTCTTCTAGTTTAGACTCGATTTTATCGAAATCGACATAAGGCAATGCAAACTCTCTCACATAACTTGCTCTTGCATTTTTTGCAGATACCTTAATTACACCCTTAGTGACTTCAACTTTAATTTCGTCACGTTTGAAGCGGGGCAACTCAATTTCAATCGTATATTGAGATTCAGTTTCCGCAAAATCAGTTGGTCTCCAATTGCGACTCAATTGAAATGATGGTTCTTTCCAGAAGTCATCATGCAATCTATCAAACAACTGAAATATATCTGTCATTCCACTGCCATATCTTTGAATATTATTCATATTTTTATTTCCTTTATTTATATTTCACAAATAAAGTATTTGGATATGTTCTCTACACAAGATATTATCCAAGATAATACTTTATGTGAAAAAAGTTGGTGGACCTGAGCGGGATCGAACCGCTAACCTCTGAGTGCAAATCAGATGTGTTACCATTAGCACCACAAGCCCATTATATAAAAATATAATGTAATAAATACGGCAGGAGTTCCTGCTCCCAGCATAATTTGCAGGTAGGCATATCTACTGAGCCATCTGCGACCAGATACGGTTTGTCTGTGATTTCGGATCTTGTAGTATTTCCCCCGACGCACGAATTTGCAGAATCTCTACTTCAGGATTTTCACCTTGCCTCAATTCTCACCATTCTACATGGTAGACCAACGGGCTCTCGCTTATGCAGTCTAATTTGGACATTAGGTGTCCCCGACATTATTACATAAAAATGGTAGGCATGATAGGACTTGCACCTACACGGATTTCTCCATTGATTTCTAAGACCAACGCGGCTTCTTTTACGCCACATGCCCATTATTAAATTAACAAGATACAACAATTTACAGTTTTGCTTCTGACCTGCATTTTTTTCATGGTCCGCAGACAAGACGATTCATTTCCTATGATAATTTATATTTGTTGCTGTGTGTATCTTAAAAATTACGAGATGTGTTTTTATAATTTGAGTTTCAAGCTCAATGCCTTACCATTAGGCGAATTTTCCACACGGAAAATATTGGATTTGAACCAATAATTTATTTGTATTGCTGCGCACATCTCTGAAATTGGTCGGCAAGACAGGATTCGAACCTGCGACCTTCTGCTCCCAAAGCAGACGCACTAGCCAAGCTGTGCTACTTGCCGATAAAAAATGGTCGGGATGGAGAATTTTGCAATCTCAACCTCCTGTCTCCAAAACAGGCCGTCTACTTTTGACATTACATCCCGATAAAATTGGTAGGCGGTGAAGGATTTGAACCTCCGACAAACTGAGTGTAAGTCAGCTACTCTACCCCTGAGCTAACCGCCCATTTTTTAATAAATTTAAGGATTTGTGTACCTATCGTTGGTAGCCCAATTTTCATTGAACCGGCGTCTCCGATTTCCCACGGCTCGCCTCTACGGTTTTGATTATACGCTCAAAATTTCTAAATGCGTTACTTACTATCTTCAATGTGCTAACTATCTTAGCACTGATTTCATCGTTGTCAACAGCTTTGTTGAGTTTTTTGTTTCTTACGTTTCGCTCAACCTCGCAGTCTCAACTGTGGATACATCTTACACCATCCGATCCAAACGTCAACAACTTTCGCAAACAAAAAACCCGTTGGTTTTTAGGCCAACGGGTTTAAACTTACGAAAATGTCCGTTGGTTAGCCTAGTACCAAACTAGGTTGTGACGCAGCACTAGCAAGTGCTGGCCCTACTACGGATAATTGTACAAATGTATTCATTGTAAGAATAAATATTTTCAATTTTTCGAAACGTTCATTTTTTTTTAATTACTTTGCAGAGGTCTTTGCAACAACCTTCTTGGTGACACTTGCAGTCTTAGTCTTTGCAGGTGTCTTGGCTACCGTCTTGGTTGCCTTCTTGGTAGCTGTCTTGGTTGTCTTAGTTGCCTTTGTGGTCTTTGTTGTCTTTTGTGTTGCCATAACTTATTTTTTCTTTCTATTGTTTTACGATTCTTACGAATCAGATTAATCAATATATAACTGAAACTATTTTATTACATTTATTTTATTTTGGAATATTTGATATGTTTCTAAATCACATCTACATTTTCTTTTAATTTTTATTAACGTATTTTTGGATTTCCGTGAATCGTAAATTTCCAATACTCGGAAAATGGACCTTCTTCGTTTTTGACGTGTTCTATATCACTTATTTCAAATCCACTTCGTTTAAGTAATTTCCAATATCGTGATGAGCGAACTTGATTCATAGTACCTATATCTAGTGGTGCATAACGATTCACCCATTCTCCAAGTTTATGTATTAATTTTTTATAAATTTCAATTTGATTTTTTCTACCAATCACAGGAGATCTTTTAATTTGAGACTGATGTGTTGTAAATGATTGTTCTCCTGAAGTTAATGCAACTTCATGTGATCCATCTTCATTCTTTATTAGAATCATCGTATAATCACCGGCCACAATTTTATCTATAGGTTCCATTCCAATACTAGTTAAGTATTCTAATTCATCATTTACAGATTCTTCCAATTCTTCCACTTGCTCATTCATCTGCAAAATGCCTATTGGATAGTTTGTAACAATATCATCTAATTTTTCAGCAAGCGTTGTTTTATCACTCTCCTGTAATTTAGTACGTAAATACTCACGTAAACTTAAAAGATGTTTGCATAGACCGGGACGCAAATATGGATTCGTTGTTTTTGGAAAATTGCCATTACATTTATTTAAACTATTATTGCCCATTTCGCCTGCTTCTTTGTCGTTATTTGCGTAGGCGTATTTATACCGATAATCTTCACACGTACAATCTACTTTGCAAGGAATATCAATGGAACTTGCACTGCTATTTTCTTTTTTAAATGTGATTCTGCCTTTGTGCCCGATACCATTTGGTTTTTCAGGACGTGGTGTAATATGACTAAGATCACTCTTATAACTAAAATTCCAATATTCGTTTGTCGAGTCGGCGCGTATTGGCAATGATTGCGTTCTCATTTTCAATGCGCGTTTTTTTCTTTTTGGCTCAGAAAAATTCATGAGTTCTTTAAATGATAAAATCTCATTTAATACTCGTTTAGCGATGTTCGACAGCAAAATCATACATATAAATAGTTAAAAAAACTATAATATGTCTATTTATTAGAGTTATGATTACACCAACAAGTTTTAAAATAAAAGTCAGCGGCGAGCCAAAAACCATCGACACTGTTATCGACACCGATCCTACAAAAGATAATATTGAAAATTATACTAAAGATTTGTTTGAACCAAGAACAAACAATAGATTTTTGGTAAAAATCTTAGATGATCAAAATAATGATATTGTTCCATCTTTTTTGATTAAGGAATTTAATCGTCCAGAATTGACGAGTGCTATGGCCACGTCTTTTTCATGTATTATTTATGACAGTGTAACACAACGTGTAGTTGCATTGTTAATGCCATTTTTAATGCCGGTTTTAGAAAACAAAATTAAAGTAATTTTGCAAATTACAGATCCAATTGGCAATATTATTGAAACATGGACATTTAAAAATGTCACATTAAAAAAGGTTTCGCCATCGTTACTCAATTGGTCCGATGATGATGTTTCTTTGATTTATGCTGAATTTAGAGTAAGCTATTCAGATATAACTATCGAAGGTTAAACGGGTATCTTTTTGAGCTTACTGATAGGCAGATTATAGCAATCAGCCTTAAATTTCCATTTGTACGAAGAACTTTCGTCAATGGTTCCCTTTTTGTTTAATTGAGCATGCTTATAAAAATAATCTTTACTACAGCCGCCTAGTATCCATGCTCTACTAAAATCTTCCATTATGCGAACAAAAAAATATACGTCGCATTTTTGACGTATATTGTATGCGGCAACACTACAATAATAATGAGGTTGTGGTGGACTTGTGCAAGTTTTTGTTTTAACATCTATTTTGATATCATCTTTAATAATATCATAATCATATGTGTTTTTCGACTTGCCACCAATATATTCGTTTACCAACAATTCTCCCAAAAAACCATAAACATTTCCCTTGCCGTCTGTAATGCTATTGTTCAGAACTCCCATTTCTTTTGATTTACGCTTGGCAACAGAAATTTGTTTTTTAGTTGGAATTACTTCGATCATCTTTTTCCAATTCTTCTTCTAGTCTAGAATTGATTCCACAAAATCGTGCAATCAATACTGCGACAACAACATATGCACAAATTAATATTGCTCCAATTAATACGTATTTCATTTCTTTTTCTTTTTAGATGACTCTTGATTCTTAATTTCACCTGCACACTGCTTGCCCAGTTCAGTTAACCCAAACTTCGGTTCTCCGTTTTCATCAACACCAGTGCATTCTAAAATACCATCTTTCACTAACTTATCAACAGTCTGCTTGACTTCCTCTAGAGCAATCATATTATAAATTTCAATAGCTTCATCTCTTGAAACTTCCTCACTGTCCATAATGAGTTGCAACGACATTTCGTATTCTCTTTGTTTAATTTGTTCTTCGCTAATATCAAACTCTAATTTTGAACAATGTTCAAGTAGTTGATCGACAGTGCCTGTGAATGTTGTGTTGATGTTTTCGTTCATATATAAATTGGTGCGCCCAGCGAGATTCGAACTCGCAAATATAGTTTTAGAGACCACTGTTTTAACCGTTAAACTATGGACGCATTAATAGTAGCTTCATTCAGATCATCAATAACGACGTTTACATTTTTGAATTTTAAACTTCCCTTGGTGTGCGAGCTATCAGGAGTTTCTTTTGTGGTCCAACCAACATTTGCATTGACATGGTTGACATAATAGGTCGTTCCTTTAGTTTTTAACACCCACATTGGGATATTATTGTCAGTCAAGTGCGCTTTGTTGAAGTGAAATACAACTTCTTTGCAATTCTATAATGTAGTCATATGATGTATCCTTATTACGTCCAATAGCATAGAGTCACTTTGCGTCGTTGTCAATCTTTTTCTGTGCCGACACCCAATCAGGTAAATGCTTTGTAACCCATTCTACAAGCGCAGTCTCAAATCCAATATCATATTTCTTTTTTTCGCTTTCAATCCATTTGTGCTTCATTATTTCTTCACGAATTAATATAAATTTTTGATATAAAGACATAGACTTTTTATATATATAATTATGAAATCGAAAATATTACTTTTAATTACAACGGCCCTTCTTTTTGGATGTGCAAATGAAAAAACCATTAGCATTGATGGTCACACCTACACATTGGTTCGTGCAGGGCAAACAAATGCCAATGGTATTAATGATTTGGAATTATGGGAACGTAAAGGAGTCACAAATAGATACTATACTCCATCATTGGATGGAAAATCTATGCATTCGATTATGAAATAATATCTGACTCGTCAATCTCTTCAAGCGCATGATAAATTATAGATTTTTTATCATCGTATTTGGTTGATAACAACTCCATTTTATACAATTTATCGCTAACACTACGTTTATTAACGTATCGTTCGTAGTAATGATTGTAATACAATTCTTTATCTATTTCGTCTAAACGACTTTCCAATTCTCCATATACAGGAGTATAGTGTGTCAGATAATGTGGTTTTGTAACTTCTTTTAACATCCACGGAAATCGAAAATAATAATGTGGTCGAAAATATTTTATATTGTCTTGATATAATTTCTTTTCATTTTCACACGAACAGTTATACAAACTGGAATGATACCACAAATATTTTTCGATTGATTTAATTTTTTCAATATCCGCTGTTCTTTTTGATTCTGTATAATAAAATTTGAAACGTGGATCTGTTGCTGATTTTAAGTGTGCGTGTTTCTCGACACTCGTTTTTTTAATGTGCGTAATAAAATCTTTTTTGGGATGATACGCTTTGTTTTGCCCAAGAAAATTTATTGCTTCCAAAATTTTTGGATAATCACGGCGTTGCTTAACATCATCACGCAATTCCAAACTACGAACATAACCGTGATGTATTGGCGTATCCAATTTAATTGGAACAATATTATATTTTTGTCGGCGTAATGTATCTGCTTCGCGCATCAAAGCCAACGCTCGCTTTTTCTCTTTTTCTTTTTTATGTAGGTCCATAATCAGTCACTTTTAACAACAGATGAAAAATTATTTAATTCAACTGTCTTTGGTTCTTTATTAATTGTTTCTACATGCTTTCGGATATATCTCAAAAACAATAATGCTTTGTCCTCTGCTAACAAGGTTGCTTTTCCAATATCCGCAAGCGGCACTGGAAATTCAAATCCACATTCAGTGGAATAAATAAATTCTCCCTCACGAAAATATACAAATTTAACTCGCTTGTTGTCGCTGACCATGTTTTTGATGTTCATATGTTTTAATATATCAGATTTTTGTTGTGTGTCAATATAAAAAAAGACGATATCATTATGATATCGTCTTGATAAATTGGTGGTTCTCCAAGGAATTGAGCCTTGTTCTATACAGTGTCAATGTATTATTCTACCGTTAAACTAGAGAACCATTAGAAGGATTTCACGACGAGCTAATTAGACTCAACAACAACATTTTAATTTTGTCTTTCGTTCCACATTAACA